AGATTCCTCCATTCCCAAAGATGCAGGTCTGAAATATCAGATAAAATATTAGAAACGCAATCTTTAGCTCTCGATTTTTAGGGGGCTAAAGATTTTTTTGTGTAATTAATAATAAGGTTTAAGGTTTCCAAATGGCTCAATTTGCTATAGATGAAATTCTCACGACGGGAATTCAAATTTCTGGTTTTATATTTGACCGTTCTTACAGTTTAGGAACTGCTGGTCAAGTTTTGGCATCTACGTCTTCTGGCGTAATGTGGCAACAAGACTCAAGCAATGCTGATCTTGCTTCATTAAGTGGGCAAATTGCGGCTACCGGAACCTTATTAAATAATAGAATTAATTCTCTTAGTGGGTATGTTAATGGAAATTTTGTTTCTGGATCTGGAGTAGTAAATTACGTTGCTCGCTGGAGCAACACAAAAGAATTAATTACAGGTAGTATTTATGATTTAGGAACAGGAGTTGGGATAGGAACGACAAGCCCTGCTGCAAAACTTAATGTCTATGGTGGGAATACAGTTTTTAGAAATGATGTCGTTGGTGGTGCTTCTGCTGTATTTATAAGAAATTGGGCATCAAGTTCTTCTACTTCATTAACTTTTGGCAATAATCCTGATGATGATTCAAGTACTACATTAGATTTAACTGCTAATGTTTTTTCTATAACTAATTATGGTGATCCGGGTAGTTCTATAAAATTTGGCACTCGTAACGATTCAACGGCAGATATTAGAGTAACGATTGATCCTAGTGGAAGAGTAGGTATAGGTGCAATAAATTTAAGTAGCTTGCTTACTGTTGGTGGGGCTGGTTCGGCAAACTCTTTTAGTGGTATAAGCTTTGGTGAAGATTCAAGTGCAAATTTATATAGAATATCAACCGCTAGGCTTCAAACAGATGGAAGTCTAACTATTGGTGGACAAGGTGGGTTAGCTACGGCACTTACATTAAATAGATCGTCTACGTCAAACGAGAATGGAATAGCTTTTAATAGTCTTGGATCAACAGATTGGTATTTTTATGTTGATGGTGGTAACTCTCACCTTCAAATACAAAGGTCATCTGAAAATGACCCTAATCCAAGAGTTCGTTTTGACGGCTCCAACAGTAACATTTTATTTAATTTAGGTGGAGGAAATGTTGGAATTGGAACTGCAAGCCCAAATACTAAATTAAGAATATCTGGCTCATTTTCTCAAAGAGCAAGTGGATCACCGCCAATTCAAGAGTACAAAAATATTGTCACTTATAATTCAGATAATTATACTACCGGCGCTTATGTCGTTAGAACGCCTTTCCGAATAGATAACTCTTATGAAATGCCAATTGTACATGTTAAAGGATACGGTTACGGTGATGCTAAACTTTATGATTTTAAAGTTGTATTTTATGATTACGGTCCAAGCCATGCACCTATTAGCTATTCTTTAATTGATTTAGGAAATGACGGCTCTCCTAAATATCTTGCAAAAGATGCTAGTAATTATATAAATGTTTGCTTTGGACAAACAGGAGACGTCCATTACTATTATAGATTTACTGTTGATTGTATAACCACAAGGCAAGAGAATGATTATTCTCAAGGTTGGGGGATGTATCAAACAAAAGTAGCAAACTTTGGTTTTGCTTCTACAGGAATTTATGCATTATCCTCGCCAGTTAATTTTAATGTAGCAAATAATTTTGTAGGAATAGGAAAAACAAATCCATCTGCTAAATTAGACGTAGTAGGAAATATTTATCTAAGTGCAAATATTGTAGGCAATGATGGAACTAGAGGATATTTATTAAGCAAAGATTCTCTCGCTGGAGGCAGGTCTTATTTAGTATTAGATCCAGATGCTGCTGACGGTGTTGGTGTGGGTAGCGATTATTTATACATAGCTCAGGAAAATACGACAGGAGTAATTTCAAATACTACTGCCGGTCCATTACTATTAAATCCCGGTGGAGGAAATGTCGGCGTAGGTACTGACAGCGCAGTAGCTCAATTTCACATTGGTGGAACTGCTTCAAATAATAACCCTTGGATGGTGTTAGATGTTAATGATACTTTTTTCAAAAGAATAATTTTCTCAGAAGAAAGACCTGCTTATGGCATTACTGGTTATGGAGGTTATCTTGGATATGATGCCGCTGCAAATACTATTTCTCTTGGAACGTATCACGAAACAGGAGAATATAGGGCTTTAAATATTCTAAGACAGAATGGTTATATAGGTATTGGTACTACTAATCCATCTTCTAGCTTAACCATTTATGATCACACAAATGGTGCTACTTTAAATCTTGTAGGAAGAGCGTCTGATGATACAGCGGTAATTAATTTTAGAACTTCTGGAGATTTATCTACTTATGCTTATGTAGCTCCTGATACTAATGAATTTAGAACTTATCACAATGATGGATTCATGTCATTTTATCCGGGTGGATCTGAGAAAGTTAGATTTACTGCTGCTGGAAATGTTGGAATAGGCGTTACAAATCCCACAGTAAAGTTACAAGTAACAAATACTGGCACGGTATCAAGTATTGCTACAGTTAGATTAGTAGGAAGTACAGGAAACAATGCGGGTTCTCAAATAGAATTTTACAAAGCACAAAATCCAAAAGCTTCTATAGGATTAGCCTCTGCTGTCACTGGTGGCCTTTCTGATGATTTACTTTTACTTTCATCTAATCCTAATTCAATCGTTTTAACTGCTGGGTCTAGTGGATTAGCAGTTTTTAAACCAGATGGTAAAGTTGGTATTGGAATATATAATCCAATTTCATTACTATCCATAGGAGGCTCTGGCTCAACTTCCGCAGTAAGCGGAATAACTTTTGGTTTAGACGCTCAAGCTAATCTTTATAGATCCGCAGAAGATATAGTCAAAACAGATGGAAGTTTAGACGTTACTTCTAATTTATTAGTAGGATCAGACCTTTACGTCGCTGATGAATTAGGTGTTGGCGTTCCAATTGCTAACAAGAGATTTAATTATGGCGCAGAGATTGAAGCAGCTAGTGCTTCAATTCAATTAGTTTTAGGAAGACTCTCTTCTGCTACAGGGCAAGGTGGAATAGGTGCAGATGCAAGCAATACTTTCGCTGTATGGAATGTTAGTGGACAAACTACAAAACAATTTGTAATTACTCAACAAGGAAATATTGGAATAGGTAGTGAAACTCCAACTCAAAAACTTGATGTAAGCGGAACATTAAAAATAAAATCAGCAGGGACATATTCTGATCCTGCCGATAATGCAGCATTCTTAAATTATGATACAGTTGGTGGAATATTTACTCTTTCTGCAAGAAGTAACGCTGGTAATACTTACATGGCTTTCAGAACTTCTAATGGAGGTACTGGAAGTGAGAAAGTTAGGATAACAAATAATGGCCTCGTTGGAATTAGTTCAAATGCACCTACTGATTTTCTAGATTTCGGCGGAGCAGGAAAAAATATTGTCTTTGGTTATGCAGCATACGGCGAAATTTTAAATAGTGCCGCATCAATTGTAGGAAATAATGTAAAAGCTTCTCCTACAGCAAATTCTCAAGTTCGTCGTTTTGCAAGCACAAATGATCAGGGTAATTTTATAAAGTTAATTTATAATAAGGGCGTTACTTTTCATACTAACATAATTTCTGCTTTAAATACTGACATCTCTGAAGATACGAATGAAAGAATGCGTATCAATTTAAGCGGCGATGTAGGTATAGGCGCAATAAATCCAATCTATAGATTACAACTCCAAGCCAACAATCCTACTAATGGAGTTTTAGCGCAGTTCTATAATTTTAATGCTGGAGCAGCAGGAGCAAACGGAGCTTTTACTATTTGGACTCAGTATGGAATAGCTGATTGGTTTATTGGTCAACCTTCTGGAGTAAACGCATTAACATTTGGCAGAGATAAAACATCTTCTGCGACCGGCGTAGAATACATGCGTATTAATAGTGCTGGAAATGTTGGCGTAGGCACAATATCTCCAGCAGCTTCTTTACATATAAAGCCAAATACTATTAGTGCAGATACTTTCATTATAGAAAGATATGCTAGTACTGCTAAATTAATATATGCTTATGAATCTGGTGCCGATGGTTATTTAGAAGTTAGAAATGGATCAGATCAAGCTGTTTCTAGAATAGCAGGTTATTCAACTACGCCAACTTATTTTCAAAGTAGTGTAGGCATAGGAACTACAAATCCAAATTCAACACTAGAGTTATATAAAATTCCTGCCACTTCAGGCACTTTGCAGAGAATGCTTACTATTACTTCTGATTATCCTACTGCTGCTAGTACTAATTTTGGATCATCTATTGTATTTAAAGGAAAAACTGCTGGAAATGCGCTTCAAGATAATGCCCAAATAGCGGCTTATAACGAAGACATGGGAGATAATGGTTATGCTTTAGGGTTTTATACTCGTCCTACTGTTGCTGCCGGTTTACAACAGAGAGTAACTATTTTAAGAAATGGCAACGTTGGAATAGGTACAGTAAGCCCTATTGATTTGCTAACTGTTCAGGGCAATATAAATGTAAATTTTAATTCCGCAAGCGCAAATTACGTTCGTAGAACATTCGCTACAAATCACAATGCCGCAAATAGAGGGGCAAGTTTATTATTTGGAATGTTTGATGGTGGTGAAGCAGGAATAAGAATTACCAATACTGGTTCAAGTTCTCCTTCATATAATTCACAGTTTATTACATTCCTTACTCATGAGGGAAATGTAAGCGCAGATGAAAGAATGCGTATTACTAGTACAGGTGATGTAGGAATAGGCATAACAAATCCATACGGTCGTTTAGATGTTCAAGTAGCTTCTGCTTCTAGAAGATATTTAACTATATCTACTACTGACGGACAAGGTAGCTTCAACGGATTCGGATTAAATTTCAGAATAGCAGATCAATCTCATGACATAGCTCAAATCAGAGGAGCTTATGAAAGCAGTTCCTTGGGTGGTTATGGAGGCTTAGTTTTTGCTACTAGATTTTCTGGAACACTTTACGATAGATTTTCTATTAATGACAATGGTAGAGTAGGTGTTGGTGTTAATTATGGAACTACCTTACTATCAGTTGGTGGAGCAGGTTCTACTACTGCTGCAAGTGGTTTAACTTTTGGCGCAGATGCGCAAGCTAATTTGTATCGTTCAGCAGAAGATGTAATAAAAACAGACGGTAGCTTAATAATAACTAATTCATTAGGACTTGGAGTTTCTCCTGTTCAAAAATTACACATAGATGGAGTAGTAGGAAATCCTGCTCTAGGAGGCACAACTCAAAGTGGAATAGTTAGAATAAGCAATCAAACAGACAATGCAGTTTTAGATTTTGGTATTAGAGCAGGGGGCTCAGGCGCATGGATACAATCTACAGATGAAACTAGTTTAGATGCTTACTATCCATTATTATTAAATCCAAATGGTGGTAATGTCGGCATAGGGACTATTACTGCAAATCATAAGCTAGATTTAAACATAGGAACAATTAGTACTAATCCAACTACTTTTGGATACAATGTTTTTGGAAATGCGACTTCAAATGTTGGTTATTGCGGCTACAACTTGCAATTAAATAATAGCACTGCTAATGCTACTGCTTATTTACGTCTTGCTAGAACAAGTGCTACTGCTTACTTAGGATTAGAAATAGCTTCTCAATCCCGTGATGGCATTAGATTTTTAACTCATGCGACAGCTCCTGTTGAAGTTGCTCGTATAACTAATGAAGGCAATGTCGGTATAGGAACAACAAGTCCAATAGAAAGATTACATGTATCAGGAAATATTCATGTACAAGCAGAGTCAAATAGTATTGGTGGTAATGGCATTTATTTGGGGGGCGCAACTACCAGATTTCTTGCCGTAAGGCAAACTTCTACAAACAAAGATTTTGCTTTTGATACTTATAATAATACAGAAAGTTGGGTAAATAGACTTACTATTTTAAATAACGGTGGAAATGTTGGTATAGGGACAACGATTCCTTCTTACAAATTAGAAGTGCGTAATGATTCTGCTGAAACAGTGGCTCAATTCAGAGGTTTAAATGATACTACTATTATTATTGGTGGAAATGACGCTGGCAGAAATGGTGAACAATACATTACATATCAAAACGCTGATACTGCTGGTAACGCTTGGATGGTTGGTATGGATGATGCTGAAGATTTTAGATTTGCTTATGGTACTGCTGGAGAAATAGCTGATAGTAATACAAAAGTAAAAATAGGTCAAAATGGT